ATGAACAATCAAAACAAAGATGAATTTACTCCTGAAGAGTATATTATAGAGTTATCGAAACTGGCGCAAAAAGCTCCAAAAGGAGTTTTAAGTATGAGCTTTGCCATGATTAGCCCAATGGTCTCCAAACATGGTCCATTTCTTAGTGCAATAAAGGGAAATGGTAAGGAATTAATAGGGTTATTAATTGACGCCTGTATTCATGATAAAGTAGCTCTAGAAATTCTTTCAAATGCTACTAAATCAATAGATGCGATAAAATCTGGGACCTGTGGATGTGAAAAATGTAAGACTATAAAAAAAGAAAGTTCAAATATTAATCTTAACTAATTATAAAATGGAAAATCAAGAAAAAACTCAACAGGAAATTTTTGCTGATAATTTAAAAAATCTCCTTGACTCAGCTCCGGAAGGAGTAGATTATTTTTTAGTCGCAAAAGTTGATAAGGGAGAAAATCATGCCATGTACAGGGGGATTAGTGCTTGTCGTGCAAAAGGAATTAGTTTATCAAAAATGCTAGCTAATGCAATAAGTGAAGTTCCAAGTTTAAAAATTGGGTTCGAAATGGCACTTACTATATCTAAAATAGAATCTAATCCTATTGAAGCATTAAAAGACCTTTTTGCGAATCTGGGAACTAGAAGTGAGTCCAGAAGTTAAAAAGTTTGTTGAAAACTATAAGAGTCTGGTACAGTCAAGGAAATTTATAATTCCTACTCTACAAGATCTTATAAAAGACCACAACCATGAAATTTGGAGAAGCTGTAGAAGTTGTGGTCATGTTTTCGACCTAAGATTAGAATTAGACTATGATAAATGTCCAAAATGTAATGCCAAACTATGAAGTACTTTACAATACTACAGCAGAACCTTCCAGCAAAGAATGATTTAGATTTTGAAATAGATTATCTCTTGTACAATAACTCCAGATTACTACTTGAAGAAAGAGAGCTGGAAGGCTTTAAAAACAATATTCTTCAGGAAATAAAAAAAATAAATGCAGCCAACCCTAAATGCATGCCTAAGAAAGCACAGTGGGGTAAATCTGGAGTAACTAATAATGATTTTAGACTTATAGGATTAGAAGCTGTTTTCTACATCTATTCTATCAAAAGTTCACTAACTGAAAATTATGACCTATGAAAACATTAATATTTAAATTATTTCTAAGGTTTTCTAATAAGTCAATCTTAAAAAATCACTGGTAATATGCGAAATAAATTCAAACCAATATTATTTTCTACAGAAATGGTTCAGGCTATTTTAGAAGGTAAGAAAACTATGACAAGAAGAATTTTAGATACTGGAATAGAGACAATGCCTGAAAATACAGTTGTTCATATTACTGATAATGGTGCTATGGCTCACTTCCAGTCAAAAAGTTTTAATCCAAGCAATATTTGTGGAGTTAAAGGAAAATTCGAAATAGGAGATATTCTTTACGTTAGAGAAACATTAAGAATTGGAGCATGGAATAAAGGATATGCAGCATGTGCTTTTGATTATAAGGCAAGTCCCAAATTAATAAAAACTCCTTTTATAGAGTTTCCAGTAATTAAACATTTTGATATGCTAAGTAAGGCTCTTTCACAATTAGATTCATTAGGAGTTAGACCACATACATGGGCTCCAGGGAAATCTCCTCTTCCTTGGATTCCAGCAATACATATGCCCAAAGAAGCAGCTAGGATCTTTTTAGAAGTGACGGATGTAAGGGTAGAGCGTTTGCGGGATATTTCTGAAGAAGATGCAATTGCCGAAGGTTTTGGAAAAATTGTTAATGAAAAATATATACATCCTGGCTGGTTTCTAAATCATTTAAATAACCATCACATGTTTAATGCAATTGATTCTTTTGCATCAATGTGGGTAAAACTTAATGGAAAAGGAGCATGGAAGCAAAACCCTTGGGTTTGGGTATACGAGTTTAAAGTAATCGAAAAACCTGCAGATTTTGGAAGCAATTAGCCCAATTATTTACGGAATATTAGCCGCAGTGATTGTATCCTTTGTTTTCTGTATTACAATCCTAGCTACAATGGGGATTGATCACCTAAAGAAAAATAAAACAAACAAATTTTAAATATGAAAAAGCACCTATTAATTCACGGAGATGCACTGTCAGGTAAGACATTTATTGTGAAAGGATTATTAGAAGCAATGACTTTTAGAAGAGTAGATTGTCGATGTTCTGATATTTTATCTGAAAATTTTCTCTGGACTTATGGACAAGTGGAGCAGGATGTATTGTATTTTGATGATGTTAATACTCACATCGATCCTCGAGACTTTATTCCTTATACAGAATCAATTAAAGTAGACCGTCAGGGTTATGAGACTTTTTATATAAAACCTGCATTAATAATTGAGTATTCAAACGAAATAGAAATTCCTGAAGAACATTCTTTTATAAGAAGGTTTCATGTTATTAATACAAATACGATAACCTATAAGGAGTTAATAGCAACGATAGTAAGTTGGAATAAATCTGTTCTTAACGGAGAAATTCAAATAAACGAATAAAATAATTGCTGATGAATTACGATGAAATCAAACACCAGGTAAGAGAAAACTTTAAGAGTGTAGATTCGGAGGAGTTCCTCCAGATCCAAATTAATAAAGGAAGAGAAAGGCATATTTCGGATTGTAGAATATACTTAAATGATCATCCGGATGAAACTTTTGACGATTGGAAAGCTAAGGTAATGGGTGGTATAAATCAAAATGCCACAACCAATACAGAAATTATGGCTATTGGATTATGGCTTTTAGCCTTAGACACTATAAATCCTGAAGATATATGAAAATTACACAGGTTAACAAATATACCAGGGTTGTGCATAATCCAGGAGAAAAGGTTCACCTTGCTGAAGCTCAATCAGAATTTGAGAAAACAATCGCTCGGAGAGCTTCCAATTATTTAAAGACAAAAAAGCGCAGAAGTAATGAAGACCAGGCTAAACTTTATAAAAAATTTGTCCGCAATGTATTTGAAGAAAAAGAAGTAAAGGCCATAAGTGAAAAAGAATTTAATCTGCGTATAAGTGAAAAATTCAATGGTAATACTACTTTTTACCGGAGAAGAATGATTGAAATGGGTTATATATCAGAGGAAAATTTTGTTGTAAAACCTCTGATATAAGAATAAAACAATAAATGAAACTATGAAATTGTCAGAATTAAAACCAGGACAAAAGGTAAAAATAAACGGGAAGCTTTACGAATACCTGGGCATACAAAAGCGTCAGATCAGAAGCTTTGCTAAGGTTGACAAACGAACTTTTAGGGGAGAAGGAAAGGATAATTATGTGTTATTTGGCCTTAATGAAGGTAACAAAACACTTAAAAGTGAAAATATAGAGATAATACTATGAGTGATTCCTTACGCCAATCCGCCACAAAAATACTCTTCCATACGAATGGAGGTTTAGATATTATACAAGAGCTTTATCCGCAAGCTGAATTAAATAAAAATTTTAAGCTCCGGGATAATGAACGGACTGCATCTGCATCTCTAAAACTGATAGAGGATCGATACCGGTTAACTGATTTTGGAGGTAATATAAGAGCTGAAGACTGTTTTGGATTGTATGCTCTGGAAAACAACCTGGCATATTATGAAGCTATTCTGGAAATAGGTCGCGATCTTCAACAGAGAACCGGTGTTCAAATTTTTGAAGAAACCAGGGAATTCTATAAATATGAGTTCCGGGAGTATGATCTGGAGGATTATCCAAATGAGCTTAATGAAAAGAAATTCCATTTTATCTCCAGAGATTTTAATGAATATGAGCTTGAGTTGCTAGGTCCATTTGTGGAGCAGGAAGACTGCCAAAAAGTGAACTTATTCGCTTTGGATGAATATAGTTACTATAATGAAGAAAAAAAGAAGGTATTCCGTTTTATTGCAACTGATAAATTTCCTATCCTGGCTTTCATAAATAATGATCCTAAACTTGGGCAATGGTTAAAGATCTATATGCCAAAAGGAAGTAAAAAATATTCTGAAGATGGTAAAGACAGACGTTTCAGACATGTTGGAGGCCGGCCGAAAGATTTTGTTTTTGGGCTGGACCGGATTGAAGATATGTATTCTGAAGGTCTTGATAAATATAATGAAGAATTGGAGAAGGAAAAATCTGGGGATAAAAGCTCAGAGCCTTCTAAGAAGAAAAAAGAAGAATTTAAACTGGATCGTATATGTATTGCTTCAGGTGGAAGTGACGGTCTCAATCTGCTAAGTTTAGGAGAGCCTACTATTTGGCTGAATTCTGAAACTGCAGTAATTGATGAGTTTTTAATGAAAGATTTATTTAAGATGGCTCATAATGTTGTATTTGTACCAGATGCGGATGCTACGGGTAAATCGAGAGGGAAGGATCTTGCATTACAGTACCTGAAGTTAAAGATATTATGGTTAGATAAATATTTCAAATTCGCAGGGCAAAAGGATTTCAAAGATTTTATGAGAGGAAATGCTAGGAAGACAAAAAGAGAAGTTACTTACCAGGTAAATAAAATGCTCAATTTGGCAATGCCGGCTCAGTTCTGGGAAACGTCTATTTCCGAAACCAGTAAGCGAGCAACCTATAATTTTCATCATGTTTTTGCTTTTTATTTTTTAAGACTAAATGGATTTTGCAGAGTAGATGATTTGAGCAGAAGGGATGGTTATTATTTTGCTCATGTCAATGGGCATATTGTTCAGGAGCTGAAGACTACACAGATAATAAAGGATTTTTTCAAGAACTTTTTATTAACAAAGCAAGATGAACTTGGAATCCGTGAAATTCCACATGCATTATTAAATATGTTGATCACTTCTCAGAAGATAACGGATGGACACCTGGCTAATATGCACAACAGAACACTGGATTTTACTGATAATACTGCAGGAAGTCAATACTTCTTTTTGGGTAATAGGATCTTTAATGTATCTGGATCCGGTATACAGGAAGAATACTCTTTTAAAAATTATGTTCTCGAGAGCCAGCTGATCAATAACTTAATTGATAATGAGACTGATTATGCTATTTCTAACAAGGAAATTAAAGATTTTAAGATTGAGAATCCATATTTTAAAATTACGAAGCTCGGTGATAACTATTATGATATTGAGATCCTGGATAATGATTGCGAATTCCTGAATTATCTTATTCAGGTTTCGAGAATTCACTGGGAAAAAGAAAGAAAAGCCTATATAGAAAATGGTAGAAGTGAAGATGATTTCTTTGCTGAGTCAAAATTTCAAATTACCAGTAAATATCTTACTGATGCAGAAAATATTGAACAAAAGCAACACTTAATCAATAAAATATTTGCTTTCGGATATGCCGGACATCGTTTTAAGGACCCTACAAGACCCTGGGTAATATTTGCTGCAGATAATGCCGTTATAGAAGATGATGTTGCTGAAGGAGGTGCTGGTAAATCATTGTTTTTTGAAGCTCTCCGGTTTATTATGAATAGACACGATATTGACGGTAAAGGGGATATAGAGAACGATAAATTCTTATTTGAAGGAGTTAACCAACAGACAGATTTTATTCTATTTGATGACGTCCGGAGAGGCTTTAATCTGGAGTCGTTCTTTTCTGTTATTACATCGAAGTTGACGGTAAACGAAAAGTTTGAAGCCAAGGTTAACCTGGCTTTTAAGAATTCTCCTAAATTCGGAGTATCTACTAACTATGCAATCAAAGATCAGCGTGGATCTTCAGTAAGGAGACGTTTAATAATTGGGTTCTCCGACTATTATCATGCCGCTAATGATGAGAGGGATAAACGAGATCCTAAAGATGATTTTGGAACAGCTCTATTCCTGGATTGGAAGACTCCGCAGTGGTTTAAATTTCTAAACTTTGTTTTCCAGGCTTGCAGTTTCTACTTACAGCAAGACTCAAAAATTGAAGCTCCTGAAGGTAATATTAAAATGAGGGCTTATCTGTCTGATATGGGGCAATGGTTCAAAGAATGGGCTGATGAATATTATCCTAATGTAATTGGAGAAACACTGATTAAGGATGATGTTTTGAAAACCGCTCAACAAAAAAATCTGAAGTATCTAGGAAATATGACATCAAATGCTTTTAAGAAAAAATCTAAAATTTGGTGTAAAATCAACGGATATGAATTTAAAGACCGTATTAGTATAAACTTAGACGATGCAGATGAGAATGGGAATCTAAAATATGATGAAAATGGAAAAGTCAAAAAGAAAACAGTCGAACACATCAAACTTTCTAAAATCATACAAGAAGATGACGGAGTTCAACGAGGCGAATCTGGAGAAGATTCCGGTGAGCGTTCTTGGATCTGATAATGGTTACTTATATTTCAATATGGCTTTTCAAGGCCTGGATATCTTAGCCGGTCATTTGCTTAAATCCGGAGAGTGGCTATTTGGTATCTATTTCGGTGGGCGTTTGGTTGGATATTTATATGAAGGGGGTAATATGGGGTATGGTGATCAGGTTCAAATGTATCTGCAGATTTTCCCAAAGAATAAAAATGATCTGCCGGAATATGAGAAGCGCTATGAAGAGAAAGTAGATTATCATTTTAGCTCTCCAGAATCCTTTAAAATCATCGGGACTTTACAAAACTCCAGGGAAGTGATTGTCAGAGATCCGGAATGACAATATTAAGTTACACTGTTACACTAATAATCCTATTAGTACAGTTCCTATAGTATTTATTATTAATTATTTAAAACCTCGCAATGTACAGGGAATTGCTTTTTTTATGTCATTAACTGAATTATTAATTTTAGGTGTATTTATTTTTTTTGCGATCGGATTTTTTACACGAAAGCTTAAGATTGTTGAATTAAAGAATGGACGGGTTGATAAGATTAATATTAGACCTGTTTCTCTTTTTTTTATCTTGGTAATAGCAGCAGCTTTTCAACCGTATGATATTAAAAAAATTGAAGTCGGCCACAAAGGCCTACTTATCAATTTGCTAGGTGATAAGCGGGGGGCATCTAATACAGATGTAGTATCCGGGATTGTATTTTACAATAAATATTTCCAGGAAGTTCAGGAGATTCCTCTTGATCAGCGTCATATTGAATATGATAAGCAAGCTGTTGTTGCGAAAGGAGGATATCCATGTGATATCAAGCCTTCATTTAATTATTCCGTGAAAGAGGCTAATGCTCCGGATATGTTTACTAATCTTAGAACAACCTATAAAAGTGGAGGATTAAATGCAATTGAAAACGGTTGGTTGGCCAATGCTATTATAGGAGCCATAAATGATGTTGCAAACCGATATCCGGTAGACTATTTATTCAATAACCGTGAGAAATTTGAATCCGAAATTCTGATAGAGGTAAATAAACGAGTAGGAAAGTGGTTTACCGTAACTCAGCTTAAATCTAATATTTTACCTCCTGGATCTATTAGGAAGTCAATAGAGGCTAAAGCTAAGGCTGATGCAGATGCTAATACTGCAGAGGCACAAGCAAGAGTTGCGAAAGCAGACGCTCAGCGTAAAATTGAGCTGGCAAAGGGAGACTCAGCATCTGTTGTTATCCGGGCAAAAGCTGAAGCTGCTTCTATCAAACTAAAGCAGCAGGAAGTTACGCCTACGTATGTAGAGTATCAAAGAGTTTTAAAGTGGGATGGTGTAATGCCTTCTACAGTTTTGGGATCAGGTTCTAATACTTTATACAATCTTAAGTAATCAGATCGCCCAGATCCTTACCGAAAGCCATAAAAAACACATCCCCGGAGTTTCTCCGGGGATTCCTTTTTATAAAAACACGGGTCACTGGGTTGCATCTCCATTTCCCTCTCTACCCATTTTAATAATAATTATAAAAGTGTAATTCTGTAATAAATCAGGCAAATTTCTGATTATGTAATAGTTACACTTTTATTATTAAACTGTAAATAAAATATAGAGTTACAGAATATTCTGTAATAAAAAACAGAATTACACTATTACAAAAACCATAAAATTAGCGTTACACTTTGGGAAAATGCTGGGAACACCTTTATTAATCATGGGTTTACACAATTACACTTTTGCAGCCTTATTTCGGGCTGCATTTTTATTTTACAAAGTCCCTGTACCAATAGGATATTTATACTTTATTTGTCTCAAAATCAAAACATGAGAATCTATTTATCTATTGATTGCCCTACATACCTGAAAAAGTTTGTAGAGAAAACATTTGGATCTGAAATTGAGGTAAACCATAATGATCGGTTTGGAATATTTGTTTCCTCACTCCTGAAGAAAAAAACTTTGGCAGGATATCATCCTCCAGGAAAGAAAACCAGCGGATATAAAGAGAAGCTTAAATTATCAATATCAGTAAGTCATGCTGATAAAAATGGTTTTTTTCTTATTCATTCCGATGAACAGAAAATTGTAAAATTCCTGGAAGATGAGTTCCGAAAGAACTTGTACACAATGGCCATTTTTAATCAGCAATGTTTTGATCTGGATTATAAAGTAACAATAGTTAACTATTTGGATTTTATGGGTATAACAGAAGAGGAACTTCAGTATGAGTCAATCCGTAAAGATTTCAACCGTAGAAAAGAAGAAATTATAAATAAACTTTACTCATAAAAATTTCTAAAAAAAAGCCAAAAATATATATGGTAGTAAATAACATATCAGAATCATGGTTCCGGGAAGTTAGAAGAATGGATATCTACTTGGCTGAAGCATTGTCTTTCAATGATAATTACAATTACAGAAGACCTTCAGGTAATCCTTTATATTCTATTGATATTAACACGGATACATTTACACATAAGCTTCCAACGAAGCTGAAAGACGGTAATTATTATTATGAACCGGATTTTTCATTTCCTCTTTTGGACCTGGATCCGGAATTGAGAGATAAGTTTTATACAGATTTCAATAAAACGAATTTCTGTATAGGATTATATACAAATACTGAAGTAATTTTTTTAGGCAACGACAGGGAGCTGCTGACGGTCCAATTTGCAGATGACCTTCGAAATGATGGATCCGGAAATGATCAATTTGTATTTTCTGTATTCGGTCCGACAATAATACCCCCTAAAGCAATTTTAATATAAAATTTATTATATGTATTCACGAAATTTTAAGTTTGTTAATGGTCAGGAAGTTAAGGAAAAGATCAGTGGATTTACTGGAGTAATAACTGGCACATGTTTTTATTTAACTGGGTGTAATCAATACCTTGTTACTGCGAAACCAAAAGATGAATTTTCGGAACCTGTCTCTCTTTGGTATGATGAAGGAAGACTGGAACTTATAGGAGATTCATTTTCTGCAGAGGATGTTGCAGCTGAAGATAACGGATGTGATAAAGCTCCGTTATTAGGTAAAAGAGGATATTAGTAATATCTATAATTTGTTTGAGACCCTGTCCTTTAGGACGGGGTTTTTCTTTTGGTGATTTGCCATACTTATGTATGGAACAAACGCAATATTCAACCAACCATTAGCCATAGACAGGGGTTATCTATTGTCTTTGGTTCCTCAGGTTATCCAGAATTATCAGAATGGCTTTTTATCTCAACAAGAAATTGAGATTAAGGCCCAGGATAAAATAGAGTCTCAAATTATGGCTGCCAGGGAAGGAGGTGCAACTGCTTTTCCTGTTGTTGTTGATATTTTCGGAGCAATAGTTAAGTATTCCAATTATAACTATGTAGGTACGCAATCGTACATCAAATTATTAAAAGCCCTGGACAGAAATCCAAACGTGTCTGGGATTCTGCTCAATATAGATTCTGGTGGCGGAATGGTCTCCGGAACTGATGAACTAACAGCTACAATTAAATCCTTGAGTAAAAATACCATTGCATTCACCAATGGTTATTGTTGTTCTGCAGCGATGAATATAGCATCAGGCGCAGATTACCGTGTGGCGTCACCTTTTGCCGATTTAATCGGCTCTATTGGAGTTATGCTATCATACCAGGATTTCGCAAAGATGTTCGAAAAATGGGGGGCAGATATCGTTGAGATCTATGCTCCTCAATCTTCAGAAAAAAATATAGAGTTCAGAGAGCTGGCTAAAGGTAATCAGGCATTGTATGAAGAGCGCTTGAAGGAATTAGCAGCACAATTTATTGGTAACATGAAAGCCAACCTTTCCTCAATAAAGGATGATGGACATGTATTCAAAGGGAAAGTTTACTCCCCACAACAGGCTGTTGAAATCGGGCTTTTCGATGAGCTCGGAACACTAGAACAAACATTATCAAAATTTTAGAAAATATGAAATATCCATTGGTTGCAGGTATTCTGGGATTCGAAAAAGTGGAGCTTCATTCCAATTTTTTCGGAGGAAAACCCTTCGCAAAATTAGATGAGGATCAGCTGGAGAAACTTGAAGCTGCAGTAAAACAAAATGATGTATCTGCACTGGAAAAAACTATAGCGGATCAGAAAGATAGTATTGAAGCTCTCCAGGCGAAAGCTTCAGACTCAGAAAACGCATTACAACAAGCTTTAGAGATGAATGGTATCAAGCTGGAGGAAGGCCAGGAACATGCAGCTGCTATTGCCTTGTTAGGTCAAAAATGTAAGGAGTATGGAGAAAGCAAAAACAGACACTCTTTCGCCGGACATGATGGCAAAAATGAAGATGTAGAACCTAACAAAGACGGTCTTGTCGATGGTTATTTCGACCCGAAAGATCCTCATAATCAAATTGACTAATTATGGCAAAGACAATAACAGCTACTGCGATTGCTAATGAAATCGTAAGATATGGTGACAGAAGTGCCTTAGACCTTAAACCGGCAATCTTATCTGAAGAAATCCTATTAAATAAATATGCAAAACCTTTACCTAAAGTAAAAGGGAAATGGAGTTTCCCTTCTGTCTTTATGGGAAATGTTGTTCAGGTTTTCTCTGATACTTGGACAGAATATGGACAAATTCAGTTCGCTAATAAGGTTGCTAAAAACTTTCACCAAAAAGTAAACTTTCCTATTAAACCATATGAAATCTATGGAAGCTGGGAAGAGAGACTATATGAAGAAGATAAGCAACCAAAAGATATGCCTATTTCCAAATTCATCGTTGGCGAAATTGCTTCACATATTACATCTGATATAGCAAACATTAGCATTACTGGTGTTTATGATCCTGCTCAGATAGGTAGTGATACTCCTGAATATAGCAAAAGTATGGATGGTCTTAATAAGACTGTAGATGATATGGAGGCAGATGTTACAAATCCTGTATTCCATATTCCTGTAGACGCGGCTTTATTGGCAGATCAGCCCAAAAGGGTTGATGCTTTTGAAAAAGGTTTGCCTCAGGGTGCTAAGGTATCGACAATTTTCATGCCTTTAGCTGAGTGGCAAACTTATGTAGAGCAAAGAGAAAATCTACAAAATCAACCGATTGATTATAAAGCCGGATACCGTACAAAATCAAGATATGGTAGAGATCTGGTAGGTGTTCCAGGAATGAAGCCAGGAAGACTTGTTGCATGGATTGATGGGAATCTATTCCGTCTTTATGACAGAAAAGATAATCCTGCAGCAATCGATGATGTACAGGTATTTGACTATAAAGTGAAAATCTTTATCCAATGGCATCTAGGTTATGATTTCGCAGTGAATCAGGGTGTATTCGTGGAAACTGCAAATGCAGCTAAGAAGAGAGGTTTAAACAATGCCACTCAGAATAAGATGTATTTCCCTAATGAATATGGTTTAACTGTCTAATTCAAAATAATAATGGCAAATAAAAAAGAAACTGCTGTTCCTCTTACTGAGGAGCAGCCAAATCAAATAAAAGCAGATATTGATGCAAGAGAGCAATTAGTTGCTGCCAAAGAACAATCTGCTGAAGATGCGAAAAAAGTATTAGATAACCTAAATGCTGAAATCTCTGCAAAAACGGAGAAACTATCAGAGATTGAAAGTCTGATTGATGAGAAGGCTGAAGAACTTGCTGAGCTTGAGATAAAGCTTGAAAATAGAAAGATTAAGTCTGAAGAGCCTGAAGTTACTACTGGACTGGAGTTTACTTTGGATAACGAAGATCACAAGTTTAAGGACGATGCACCTCAGGTAATTCTTTTCAATGGAAAAGAAAGAACCCAGGAGGAATTGGCGAATGATGAGTCTGCTATACTTCAGATTGTAGCAGCTGGAATTTACACTGAAAAATTATAATCATGGCAAATAATTGTTTTGACAAACAACCACACGAAAATATTGATAACTGCTCTAATGAAGATGTCTTCAGCGGTGTAGCTACCAAATTGTATTATATCCCCACAGCTTTTATTGAAACCTTCACATTACCTGCGAATACGGTAAAAGGGTTCAAAGAAAGGTTAACATTAGCTGCTAATTCAATTGTTACAGCCACTGGTAAAAGTTGGAAATCTATCGATATTATGGTAGATGAAAATGAATTGAAAGCTCCTTTGGTTGGTAATAAGGGTAATAAGAAGCTTACTTCTCAGATTGATTTCTATATCTCTGGATTTAAAGAGGAGGCCCTGGGATTTGTAGACGCTTACAAAAATACGCCAACAACTTATGCTATTCCGGATGCAAACGGAACGTTATGGATTGTAGGTACTAAGCTTTTAGGAGGCTTTATTGATACAGCTGAAGGGACAACCGGTAAAAAAATTGATGATAACTCCGGAGTACCGGTTACTGTAAAATCTAATGCTAAGTTATACAAATACCTTGGTGAAATTACAGTGACTCCAGATACTCCACCAACTCCTTAATTATGGATTTAGCTGTTCTTACTTTACCGAAAGGTTTCCAGCTCCATTACAATGGTTCGGTAAAGATCATTACTGAAGTTCCGGAGAATGCACTGGAGCTGATTGAAGAAGGATGTACCTGGTTAATTCTAAAAAGAGATGCTGTTGGAATTTTGTCTGGATGGGATAAATTCCGGCTTGAGAAATTGAGAGATCTGCGAAAACAGCAAGGTATAAAACATGATGTAGTAGTCATTGAAGCTGCTTTAAAGTCCTTAGGAAAAACGAAGGCTCCAAAAGAAACTAAATAGAAAAAGCCTCTCATTTGAGAGGCTTTTTTAATACACCACTATTTATGACTCATTCAGATAAAATAAAGTTATATATTAAGCTTGGAGGTGATCCAAATAAAGTAAAATCGTTGACCATTGAGAATCTACAGAACAGAGCAGCTTTAGCATATCTTATGGACCAAATAAAAGTTGTTCAGGTATCTGCAGAACCGGAAGCATTACCTATTCCTGCAGAAATAAAATCTGAAGCAAAAATTCCTTCAGCTCGTAAGACGAAATGGAATGATCTTATCTCACAATATCCCGTAAGCTTACACGAAACTTATAATTCCAGATATAAATACTGGCTGGAATCCTGTTCATTGAAAATTCAGCTTAATAATGTTCCTGAAGGAAATCAGAAAGAAGCATACCGGATCCAAAGTGAGATTTTGAAGAATATCCATAAAATGGACCAATGTCAGGCAGCTCTTGATTACTATAATGAGACTAAAAGTGTATTACCGACTGAATCTTCCAGGGAGTTTACTGGAATACCAAAAGATAAGCTGATCACGCTCCGGAATAACCTGAGATCTAATATAAGCCAGAGAAAAAATACACTGAAGAAAAAACAAACTAGTCTTCCGGATATTGGATCTCCAAATTATTTATCCAGGCTAAATATGCTGCAGCAAAAGGTAGAAGAATTAAAAAGTAAAGAACTTGATTTAGAAAAAATTGAAAATTTACTTGTGGAATAGACATTTGTTTTTTATTTGTAAAAAAATGCATGGAAAATTTCAGCTTCTTAAAAGGTAAAATGCTTACATCGGTTGTGAATAATAACAATGATGAGATAATATTTACTCTTGAAAATGGGAGTAAATACAAACTTTTCCATCAACAACAATGTTGTGAAAGTGTTTACATAGAAGATATTAATGGTGATTTAACTGATTTGATTGGTTCTCCTATTTTGTTAGCTGAAGAAAGCTCTAATGATATGTCTGATATCGCAGATTTGGGTAGCTATTCTCAAACATGGACCTTTTATCGGTTAGCAACCAAAAAAGGATATGTAGATATCAGATGGGTTGGAACCTCTAATGGATGTTATTCTGAAACTGCAGATTTTGAAGAAGTAACCAGTTATTAATAATGAGTAATAAGAAACGGATCCGTAAGTTTATAAATAATCATAAACCTAGATTCTTTCCCTGGTTAAAGCTAAATGGAAAAGTAGTTTATTTCGATAAGTTTAGGCATCCGGGAATGAAGATTTATTATGATGTCGGTTCTATAGATGGCTCTTATTCTGCAGAGTTTGTTATTAAAAATCCTTCCAAAGGATTATTAGATATGTTACAACTTACACATGGGAAATAAAAAACGGATACAGAAACAGATCCAGAAACTCAAGATTAAACAATGGACAGTTGATGCTATTCTAGATTTAACTTGCTATGAGGTAAGAAAGCCTGTGTTTATCCAATATGGTCGTTCAAGAGCAAAAACATTTTATATTAATAAACTTAAATCTATATATTCAGATAATATTTGGACTAACAGAGAGTATATACATAATTTTAATTTATATCCATATCAATCAGGTATAATAAGCTCAGGCAAAACATTTAGAGGTCAACCAGTATATACTTCATACTTAAAAGAAGATGGCTTTTTGTTTGAGATTGATTTTATAAAAGATGATTTAAATCTTACAATAATTAAGGAAAAAACAACTCGTTTATGTATTTGATAGTCTTTTTTTCATATTAGTAGTTAGGTGTGATCCTCGGCAATATAGCCGGGGATTTTTTTTGTCCTTTAATCTAAATAATAATAGGGATTTCTTGCAGGTCAATTCTTATCAGGAGGGAAAAGAAAAGCCCTCCGCCAAAACTTAAAAATCTCACCTTTTAAATTTTATTGAGTAATGAAACCCCAAGCGGAGGACCATAAGGTCTTCTGATGGGGCTTCATTTACATTTAAAAGGTGAGATGGCAAATTTAATTAAAAGATGAGAATAAACAAACAATCCGGAGATAATATCATATTATCCCCCTTAGAATGGTACACGGTGCAACGTAAAGTCTCTGAACTTATACCATGTGACTTTAATCCCAGATCAATTACTGAAGACGATCTAAATCAACTCAAAAAAAGCCTGGAGAAGTTTAACCTGGTTGAGATACCGGTAATAGATTTTGATGGTGTTTTATTAGCCGGGCATCAGCGTGTTGCTGTACTGTACACACTAGGAAGAGGAGAAGAGCTGATTGATGTACGATATCCAAATAGAAAACTTACAGAAGAGGAATTTAAAGAGTACATGTTAAGGTCGAATATTCACAATGGTGAATTTGACTGGAGTAAAATTGAGGAATATTTTCAGGATATCGATTTAGGCGGTATTGGTATGGACATGGGAGCTTTTGATGAATTCCTGAAGGAGAACGCTTTTGTTCCTGAAGAGGAAGAAGGAGAGTTTGATCCAGAACCTCCAGCTGTACCAAAAACAATTGAAGGTGATGTCTACGAATTAAGATCTCTGCAGAAGGATATCATACATCGGTTTGTGTGTGGAGACTCAACCAGATCTGAAAGTTATAATACTATTTTGGAAGGAGAGTTGTTCAACCTTATTGTAACTGATCCTCCGTATAATGTTAACTATGAAGGTGGTACCAAAGATAAACTGAAGATTCAAAATGATAATATGTCTGATGATGCATTTTATAGTTTTCTATATCTATTTTACCAGGAATGTTTTATTAACTCACAGCTGGGAGCTCCGATATATGTTTTTCATGCAGACTCTGAAGGAGCTAACTTTAGGAATGCCCTGAAGGAATCCGGATTTAAAATGGCTCAATGTCTTATATGGGTAAAGAACTCTATTGTAATGGGGCGTCAGGACTATCACTGGAAACATGAGCCTATTCTATATGGCTGGAAAGAAGGAGCTGCACATGCCTGGTATTCGGACCGGAAACAATCTACTGTTTTAGAATTCAATAAGCCTCTCCGGAACACTGAACATCCAACAATGAAACCTCTTGATATCGTTAGTTATCTGATCAAGAATTCATCAAAGCAGCGCGATATCGTTGGTGATTCTTTTCTTGGATCAGGATCTACTCTCATTGCTTGTGAAATGACCTGGAGACAGTGTCGCGGTATAGAGCTTGATCCGCGATTTGCTGATGTTATTGTTAAACGTTGGATAAAGTATATGCTTGATAATAACCTTGGATTTGAAGTTACCCGGAATGGGCAAATTTTATCCAGGGAAAGCTGTATCGAATGGCTTGAATAATAATCTTATTTACTTACATTTGTAAGATAAATATCCATTTTACCACATCATTTTAAGCCTGGCGTATGCTGGGCTTTTTTTGTTCAAAATCAGATGAGTTAAGTTTATTTAAAGTATTGTTATATAGTGTTATAAATACTTCTAAGTAAATAGGTGTTTAAGTCAAAGACGTGTCCTTTCTGTAGCGATATCACACTGCTATTTTCGTTTTGTGGAAGTCTTAAAATTACAGAAAGAAAGCATGTTTCAGCGGATTAAATCATCTTATATCGATGAGGGATCCGTAGAGCTTACACCAAAAGAACAATCTAAAAAAGAACGCCTGGAGAAAATATGGGCGCTCAGGATTAATAATAAATATTCCTCACACCAGGTAATTCAAATTGCTGTCCGGGATTTTAAAAACGATAAGGGAGATCCAATATCCAGAGCAACGGCATATAGAGATTACGCATGGTCTATGGCTATTTTTGGAGATGTTGACCAGGCAAATAAAGCTGCTGAAAAAATGGTTGTTGCAGATGCTTATTGGACTCTATATCAAAAAGGAGTTAAGACCGGTAATGATGATCTGGCTCTAAGATCTCTCAATTCCTATGAGAGAATTATGGGCTTTGATAAGACTGAGTCTCTCGCTGATCTTCTTAAATATAAATCCGTTGATGTTACAATTAAGCTTTCCAGAAAACAGTCTAAAGCTCTTAATAACTTCTACCAATTAGGGGTTACGGATTTTAACGATTTTGATGCTGAAGATGTGGACTACACAGAAGTAGGAGAGAATGAAGAAATAGAGGATGATGAGTAGTTCCTTGTTGCTTTCCCGGGATAAGAAGCTTCTGGAGCTAAATGCTCTACAGCTACATGCTATAATGATTAATAAGCGTTATGGTATAAAAAATATATGTATTGAAGCCGGACGTGGTGTTGGGAAGTCTACAATCTTAGCCTGGTTCATGCATGAAGCTGTGAGACAAATGCCCAGGGCAACTGGTGTTCTTGTAGGAGAAACTTATGTTCAGATAAAGTCCAGGACATTACCTTCAACCAAAGAAGGTCTGGAGAGTCTTGGTTACTATGAAAATGTAGATTATGTAGTTGGTAGGTCCGGAGAAAAGCTAGGCTATGAAATGCCATTTCAGGCACCGAGTTCCTGGAATAACGCTATACACTTTCGTAACGGCTTTGTATGGATCATGGTATCATTGGACGACCCTAATGCCGGACGTGGTGTTAATGGTTATATTGTTATAGGTGATGAAGCTGCTTTATTGCGTTATGAACGGTTATACAACAACGTAATTATTGTTAACCGGGCAACTAAGACTCAGTTTGAGAAATGTAGCCTGGTTAACGCTACGATCTTTGCGTCTACTGTAGCGATGACCAAGACCGGTGATTGGTTTACTCAGCGTGAAGCTCTAGCTCAAAAGAAACCTCATGAATACCATTTTATTAAAGGAAACGCCCTAATTAATAAACATAATCTGCAGGTTGGTTACTTTAAGAAGATGAGGGAAGAAGCTCTATCTAAGCTCCATTTTGATGCTGAGATTATGAACATAAGACCTCGTGGCGTAACTGATGGATTCTATGATCAGCTGGATGCTGAGCGGCATTACTATTATCATAAGTATAATAGGCTTTTACTGGAGACAGAAGATATTAATGCCAATCATGTACCTTCATGTAAGTATGATACGGATTTGGTCCGTAACGTACCATTGCAGCTTAATCTTGACTTTGGTGGATCTATTAACTGTGCAACTGTTTCTCAGTATTTGAAAACAGTCAATGAAGCCAGATTCCTTAAAGAGTTCTTTGCTTTGGCAGCACATAAGAAGAAACTCAGTCATTTGATCGCTGATATCATAGCATATTATGAGCCACATAAATCTTCATGTAACGATATATATTTATTCCATGACAGGGGTGGTAATCATAAGCAAGCTAATTCTAAAACAACTCTTGCTCAGGATGTAGAGATACAACTACGAGCTGCAGGATGGAATGTGATTAATATGACTCCTCAGTCTAATAACCCAGATCATACACTTAAGTATAGGCTATTGGTTGATATTTTCTCTGAAACGAACTATCAATTACCAAGGGTGAGGATAAACAGTGACAACTGTCCAAATCTGATAATCTCAATGGAGAATGCACCTAAGAAATTAAAGGATGACGGCTTTGAAAAGGATAAGTCGTCTGAGCGTTCAACAGTGATTAAACCCGAACAAGCTACCCACTTATCCGATACGCTAGATTACAATCTGTATTGGCAGTTTGCTTACCTGATTGACTATGCACACCTAACATCATACCCGATCTTCACCTTGTAAAGGCCTCCTACCTCCGGAGGCCTTCCGTTTTTAATCCTCCGATTTGCTCGAAAAATACCAAAAATCCCTAAAATAGGGAGGTTTTAACATGCCCCTACCCATATTTCGCAAATTTTCAAAAACCGCAATTGTAGAAAGATCTAAGGCGGCTCGTGCATCAACTGCACGCTATGAGACTTATTAGATAATTTTCCGTATAAGTAATTGTTTTACAGTATTGTTTTTGTAAAAGCATGAGAATGAGAGGTGTAAAATATCATTTTAAAGTGTTGTCCTTTATACAAATGGGTTGCAAAGTGATATTTGTTTCATGGTTAAAGAGATGGTTTTACGTGACGTTCTCATAGAAATGAAAAAGATGGACGGTAAAAAACCGGTTCCATTTTCAATTGTATATAGAACCTACAATCAGCAAAATGGTTTTGGAGGTAAAATAAAACGCTATCCTAAAGCAACTTTAATGCAAGCTCCGCAGAAAAAAGGATTAAAAAGACTCGCTGACAAAACTCCATTTAAAAACCCGAACCATTTTAAAAACAGGACCAGAAATATAAGTACTCCAGAGGGAGAAAGAAAATTTAACATACTGTTTATTATAGAGTTTAACGGTTATAAAGTCATTTACTAATGCAAACAATATATCATATCCGTAGAAAAAAGGGGCTAAAAAACTATAAAGTATATGCTCCTTCAGCAACGAAAGAACCTGAATTTGAAAAACCGGTAGAGACAAGTTTTATAGCTGGTATTATAAAGAAAATCCGAAATAAATTCCATGGCAGCAAGTAAGATCGCAGATAATGTTTATGCAGTTGGTGGTAAAGCTGCTGTATATCTTAGTAAAGACAAACTTCCTACACATACACCAACACCTATCAATAAGGATGCTTCTGATAGTGGTGAATGGTGTAATTGGGGAGAGGATAATTTATATCCGCAGCGGTTAATGAAAAAGGTTAAAGATTCTGGTACTGCTCAGGGAGGTTTAGAAGTTCTGAAGTCTGCTCATTATGGTATAGGCTTTAGATTATACGAGGGGGTTGAAACTGATACTGGAGTAAACTTTAGAGAGCGGTTACTGTCTTCTTATCCTGACATTCAAACTTTCTTTGATACGGTTGGCTTTGATATTTTTCTATCTGAAATTATCAGTGATTATGAAGATCTAAGATTGGCATTTCCTGAATTTTTATTGTCTCCAAATGGTCAGGAGATTATTTCAGTGAAAAGATTGCAAGCTGCTAACTGTAGGTTTGCAATCCCCAATAAGTCTGGTATTATTGAGAAAGTGTTTTACAATTCGGATTGGGAAAATTATAATAAAGAATTTACTGAAGAAATATTTTGTTTTGATTCTAAGTTTTCAATTGCGGAAATAAAGGAATATTGCAAATTAAAAGGTATTACCAGATTTACAATACCGGTTATTGATGCTCTAACCATTGAAAAAGTTTATCCATCTGTTAATTGGCACTCGTCATTTACTAATGGATGGCTTGATGTCGCTCTGTCTGTTCCTGAATTAAAGAAAGCTATGTTTGAGCAGCAGTTCCACATAAAGTATTTAATACATGTTGCGGATGATTATTTTGCTCATAAGTATGGACAACAGATATGGATGGGGTTCTCAGCTGAAGAGCAGGAAAAAATAAGAAAAGATTTTGTAGACGCAGTAGATGATCATATTACAGGAAATAAAGCTGGAGGTCGATCGTTGATATCTCCATTCTTTCGAGATCAATCCGGGAAAGAAATTAAAGGAATCCAGATTGAACCACTCCCAGAACCTAACGGTAATGGAGAGTTTCTTCTTGATGCTACAGCTGCAAATACCGAGATATTATTTCCAATGGGTGTGGATCCATGTTTACTTGGTGCGGGAATTCCGGGAGGGAAGAACCTTTCAGGATCCGGATCCGATAAACGTGAGGCTTATACTATTCTTTGTAGCCGACTCCCAATTAAGCAAATTCGGACATTATATATTTTCATAATCATTCGGATTTGGAATGAATGGCCTGCTAATCTGGTGGGAAAACTGCCAAATTATAATCTAACCACCTTAGATAAAAATCCTAATGGTGTAGAAGTTATCACTAATTAAATTTTCTAAAAAAAAGCCGAAAATATGGATTACTATATTCAACCAGAAAAGATAAGAGATTACCTGCGTTTACCTGATAGCTTCGATGAGACGTTAATTAATCAGAAAGTAGGTTTCGAATCAAAAATATTTCCTTTTTTTCCGAAAGAATTTATTGATGGTATAAAAGATTCTCCAGCTGAAGAGGAGAAGAATATTTACGATTTTATTTTAACTGCAGGTATTTTTTATTCCTTCATCCTATCAATACCAAAACTTAAGGTTAATATCTCAAATTACGGTATTGAGAACTTTACCCAGACCAAAACTAAAGCTGCTCCTTGGTGGGATGTTCGGGACCTGGGAATATCTCTTCTTAAAGATGCAGATATGTTTATGTCAGCTGCACTTGATATGGTTAATCTAATTCCTGATTTAAAGGCTCAACTTCCTTTTTTTACACAAGGCAATAAATATCTTCAGACACCGTCGGAAGTGAATAGTATATACTCAATTGGTAAGTCACCAGAGGTTTATAATCTTTTACTCCCTTTTATTGATACAGCCACGGAAATGCAGTTACTGACTAAATTAAAACCATGTTCAATTGACGATATAATGAATCATGGTTTAGCTAAAAAGTTAAAAAAAGCATTGGTGTATTATGCATTGTATTATGCAGCAGCATTTCCAAATTTTATTTTTTTAACAAATGGAGTTGCTATTCAGTATGAAGAACTCCCTTGGCAGAAATCAGTTGTTTTATCTGAAGATAAGCGCTCTAGTTTAGCATTGAATCTATTTAATATTGCAGATCAGCTTATAAATTCAATTTTATCCTGGATCCGAAATCATCCCGATGATTTTCCGTGTTATAAAGAAGCTTCAGGAGGAGATCCACAGATTTATAAAAAGAAGTCCGGACTCTATTTGTAGTCCTTTAGTATCGGCCTTAGCGCCGATACTTTTGTTTTATAATGAATGCCTTTTCAGAAGTTAATATTGAAGATATTGAAGTATGCCCGGATGTAGTAGTTGGTGGAGGAACAACTGCTAAATTGTTTTATGCTCCGGTAGATTATTTTTTTGATTTACCCTTACCACAATCGTCTGATTCCTATTCTTCAGAAATAACAATTCCTTCAGAAGTAGTTCTGAATAAAGGCAAAAAATTAAGGTTCATTGATATTCTGATAGATGAGAATGAATTAAAACAAAATTTATCTGGAGGAGCTGGAAGAAAGAAAAGTAAAACACAGCTTAATATTTTTATTCTGGGCATGAATTCTCAGATTTTAGGATTTATAAAGCGCTGTGCTAATATACCACTGGTTTTATTTATCCAGGACGTAAATGGTTATACATGGCAAATCGGACATAAAAGAAATCGTGCCAGTCTTGATACTGCAGATGTTACTTCCGGAAAGCTCTTCGAAGATAATTCTGGTGCAGCAATAACTATTAGTTGTAATTCTGGATTATTTCTATATCCATTTTCAGCGATGAGTATTGCTGTGCCTGGAGACTTCAACAAAGATTTTAGCAACGATTTTTTAGTATTAAATTATGAGTAAGCAGGCAATTAAAAGTAAAATTGACCAACACATCAAGGAGAATGGAAAAAGTCAAATAACAGGACCTGTACTGAATGATATTCTGACAGATATAGTTAATGATTATCCTACAGATGATGAAGTAATAACTGGTATAACTGGTGATGCTGAATTAAATACACAACCGTCTTCTACCAAGTTTGAAAGATGGACTGCTTCTTTAATTGGAACCTACGTAAATTTTAGAGATAAAGATGGAAATCCAATCACAATAATTAAAGAAGAGCTTGACGAATTTGATATTGTTATTTCAGTAACAAATGGAGTTGCCAAGAAAAATTTTAGCAAGAAAAAAGATTCCAAAACTGAAACTTGGGAGGCCAAAGAATACAAAAAAGGTCGTCAGGTATTCCACAAAGGTGCAATTTACGAAGCAGTTGTAGATACTCAATCTACTGATATACCTGGTAAAGCTCCGAATACTGTATGGGAGCTTAAATTACAAGGTGTCTTAATAACATCAGGCAATAAATCACTAGTTAAGATATTAGATGCATCTGGAAATCATATAGCTAAATGGGACGAAAATGGAAATTTAGAAACGAATTATGGCAATAATATAATTCCTGAAAGTGCAGTTAAAGGCTTAGCAATTAAACTTAGAGATTTCTCCAAATCATTATCAACTTTGAGTGACGCTGTTCAATTTAGAATGACTAGTTCTAGAGTAGCCACAGGAAGCAGCTATTTTAAATATAATTTAAGATCTGATGTAGCCAGTTTCGTTGACACCGAAATGAAGAAATACATCTCTGTAGATGAATATGGAGAAGTTTTCATAAATAAGTTAAGAGTAAATTCTATTAGAAATTCCAGCATTGATAATGCTGAGAAATATCCAGTATTTGAAGGAACTGAAATAGCTATTCCTGAACAAACAATGCTGTATATAGATTTTATATATGGAGCTCTTCCTACAGATAATAGTCCTGCTAGAGCAGTAACTAAACAAGTTGCTGTCTTGAAAGACTCTAAAGGTAAATTAATTGCAATATTAAATACTACGTTATCCATACAAGGTAATTATTCATCTACAGTTCCAAAAAAAGGATATTCTATAGACTTATTCAATAAAGATGGAAAGGATGTTTCTCTAAAGATTGGGGATCGTCCACCTTTAAAAGGATTCCATTTGAAAGCTTATCAAACAGATTTTACGCAAACAAGAGATGTTGGAGCTGGTAGACTATGGCAGACTTTTATACAATCTAATGTATACCCGTATAATCATTATAAGACAATAAATCCTATAAGAAAACCTAATACGTTAGATTTTGAGCAATTCAGCGCAGATGCGCAATATGCTCTACTAGGAATACCTTGTGAGGTAAGAGTATCTGGAAGATTTGAAGGACTATATACCTGGAGAACTAAAAAGACGGATCCGGTATATGCTATCAATTCTAAAAGAGCAACATGTATTTCTATAGAATCCCAAGGAGATCCTGCTAATGTAATCCCTGTCGCTCTTGGAAGTTATGCTTATGCCAATTTTGAGGAAGTAGCTACTGCATATGAGATTCGAAGTCCTAAAGCGAAAAATATCACTCAAGTCACGAAAGATAAGGTTATGAGATTTTTTAGATGGTGTAATCAGGTTTATTCAGGAGCGTTGACTAATCAACAGGTTAGGGATACTCACGCGAATTATTTAAACTTGCCTCATTGGGTAGACTGGATAATTATAGCTGAGTTTTTACTGCATTGGGACTCAATACACAATAATTCTGGATACATATCGTATGATGGTGATCATTTCAGTCCCGTCTTAATAGATTGCGATCATACATTGGACAATGATGGAAATCGAAGCGGTTATATAGATGGTAGCCAAATAATATCTGAGGATATCTTCGGTAAGTTAAAGGTTATATTCCTTCCTGAGATAAAAACTAGGTACACTGAGCTTAGAAAATCAGGAGTTCTTTCAAATCAATCTATTAAAACAATATATGGAGGAATATCAAAAGGAATTCCTTGGAATGTTTATGTGAATGACTTTAAAAAATGGAACAATTTCGGCTGGTGGTGGGGATCTTCATTTGTACCATCGATGGATATGATCTATGATGTAAGCAATAGAAGACTCCGTTTCTTAGACTCAATTTGGTTAAATCCTTAATATAAAAATTATGAATTCATTAATTATAAAAACACCAGGTATATCTCTTAGACCATTGCCTCTTGCTGATCACATGGCTTTAAGAGTTTTTAGAACACCTACTACAGATCAAAATAAATACTTGCATCTTAATATATCAGGGCAAGGTAAATGCAAAGCTATAGGAGGTAAATTCTACTTAAATATGGAAGATACTACAGGCCAAGAGGAATTCGAGTGGAATGGTCCCACTGGAATTCTGTTCAAAGTGAATACGGGATCTGAAGAAGCTTACATTAATTTTCCTGATTCATCAGCTTCAAAGTGGAGAATTCAATATGGAAGTAACTTCTTGCCTTATACAGTGGATGATCCTGGAGTTCCAAGAGTAGACTGGACTAGTAACCTGTATAATTTATTCTCATTATCAGGAATGTTCAGAGGACTTTCTATCATGAGAAATTCACCAATATATGGAATTAAACATGTAGAAGATCCAGGATATGGTGGTGGATTATTCCATTTCATGAATGGCTGTACGGATTTCAATGATGATATTGAGTTTTTAGATACCTCAAGATATACTGATTTTAGAGCTGCATTCTACGATTGTTGGAAGTTTAATAAACCTGTAGGTAACTTGAATGTTAGAAGTGCTATTGATCTATCTGAAATGTTTGGAAGATGTTTTGATTTCAATCAACCTCTAAAAGACTGGGGAGATTTAAGTTGGGTAGACAGCTTCGATGCTATGCTAAGCCAATGTATATCCTTTGACCAGGATTTATCTTTTATAAACTTCAAAACCGAAGCTTATATCAATAGAATGATAATGTGGTCAGGATTGGGTCCTGAAAATTACGGAAAGCTTCTTAAAAAATTAGATACAATAGACTTTTCTGCTAGAACTTCAGCTAAACTACTAAATGCTGAAGGAGTTTACTATGATCCCAAATATAAAGTTAACAGGGATTCCTTAGTAGCTAAAGGATGGACTATCATAGATGCCGGAGTTATAACCTATACAATTATTTAAAATGGAATATACAAAAGAACACGGAAGATTCTACAAAGTTTTGGATGGTGATCATGTAATAGTAATATCTCAAATGTTTGAGAATTCTAAATTAGCTACTGATCAAACTGTAGTCTTCATTACTAAAGATGAATACACAGAGCTAACAGGTATTGAGGTCGTAGAAGTTCCGGAACCAACAATTCCAGAGCATATGATTCCTCCTGTAATCGAAAATAAACCTGAAGAAACTAAAGAATAAAATAATAGACAGTAATGAACGATCTTTTATCTTACTACCCAAATGTAACCCTTCTAATAGGGTTACTTACCTTATTTATCCTGGATTTCGGATTTGGAGTCTGGAAAGCAACAGTATTAGGAATCCGGAGAACATCTGAAGGATTTCGAAAAACATTTAATAAGTTTCTCCAGTATGGAGGAAGTATCATTGTTGGAATGGTTCTTCTCAATATTGTAGGAGATAAAGATGCTCATTTTGCAAGTCAATATTCCTGGTTATTTGGGGATCTTCTCCTTTATATAATGATCTATATAGAAGTTGTATCCATTTTTGAAAATATGGAGGCTATAGGAGGCTCTAGTGACTTTGTTAAATATTTTATTCGTCCGGTTCGTCGGATGATTACATTTCAACTTAAAAATCTATTAAAAGATGAAGAACCTCATATTACTGCTGATAAGTAGCTTTTTAATTATTAGCTGTGCTATCTGGAATAAAAAAAGTCAGGTGAATGAAGAAAATAATTCCGGTACAGAAATATCAACCAAATCTGGAACTGCAGACACTAAGATTAAAAGAACCATCACTGATTTTTCACAAACTACATCCGGAAAAATGAATCTTTCAATTCTTCCAGGTAACTCTGAATCGCAGGATCCGGATACTCCAAAAACTCAGAGAAAGCTTAAAGTAAAAGATACTGCAGGGAACGAAGCTGAATATGATTTGAATGGTAATGAAACTGTACAATTTGGATCCGAAACTACTTCTAAAACATTATTAAACCAAGTACAGGATAGTATTTCAGTCCTCCAGAATAACTTTGAAAAGTTACAAAATGATTTCTCTGAATATAAAAAGCAAAAAAATACTGAGTCAAAAAAAACCGGTCTTCAGCTTGGAGGTTATTTAACATTATTAGGATTGGGAGTATGTATAATAGTGGTTCTGGGGCTGCTATTTTATTTCGGAAAATTTAAAATTTTTAAAAGTAACAATGGATAAAGTAACACAAGATCGTATTAATTTACTTCACCCAAAATACAGAGCAGAAGTAATAGCGATTATAAATGAATGTAATGCAAATCTTACCGGGCGTTCTCAGGTAAGAATAGCTCAGGGGTTGAGAACCTTTTCTGAACAAAATGCTCTTTATGCTCAGGGGAGAACAACTAAAGGTCCAAATGTGACAAAATCAAAACCTTTAGGAAGTACTGTAACGAATGCAAAAGCTGGTCAGAGTATTCATAATTATGGATTAGCCGTTGATATTGTTTTGATCATTGATGGGAAAACTGCCAGCTGGGATACAAAAGCTGACTGGGATAATGACGGTATAGCAGACTGGATGGAATGTGTCGCGATCTTTAAAAAATATGGATGGTCCTGGGGCGGAAACTGGCAAAGCTTTAAAGATATGCCTCACTTTGAAAAGAGTGGTTATACCTGGCAAATGCTATCAAAGCTCTCTAAAGATTCTAATGGGTACGTGAAAATTTAAAAGAATTTTATTTAGAATCCCACAATAATTCTCTTTCAATAGCAAGAGTTTCATATTTAGCAATAAATACAACATTCAATTTTTTTAATTTATTTTCAATATGCTCGACATCTTCATCATAGTCAACGTAGGCAAAGTGAAGGTAGTCTGTAGAGCCATTAGCAGCTATAAAAAGGCAGTTGGGCTCTTTTAAGCCTACTAAGCGTAATGCTTTTTTTATATTGTTCCACATAATTAATAAAACTTTGATATAAACTTACGGGTTTCCGTAGTTTAATTCATGTTAAATTATTTTATTTTTGATCATGCATTTAATTGGAGAATGTGATTTGGTGTAGCTCTGAGAAATCGGGGCTTTTTTAATTTTTAACAAAATTTATGATTAAAAATATATTATGTTAAACAATTTATTCAGAAAAAGTAATTAAATTCGAAATACTTAATCATTAAATTTAGAAAAATGAAAAAAATCGATTTCAAACAATTGAACAGAAGTGAATTGAAAAACGTATTTGGTGGAAAATTAGCTCCGGATCCAGGTGAATCTGTTCCTGTTTTCCAAGGATCTTATGCTTGTTGTTCCGCGCCTGATCCTAAAACAGGTATAAGACAATGTAGTACAGTTGTCTATGTTCCTACTTATGATGTTTTAGAATGCGTAGATCCGGGAACTTCTGTAACTAACGTAGGATAAAATTATTTTATCCTAACAATTGATTCTAATGAGGTTACTTTATAAAGTAACCTCATTTAATATTGTAAATTAAGCCAATAATTATGCAAAAGATATTCATACTTCTAATATATATAGTTTTTACTTATAATTTATCAGCACAAAGTATTCGATTTATTTATGATTATAAATCAATTCCAAACAGTTTAAAAAAGGATAGTATTGTTAATGAAACAATGGTTCTAGAAATAGATCCGTTACAAAAGCAGTCATTATTCTCTAGTTATATTAAAATAAAATCTGATTCTAGTATGGCAAATGGAATTCAGAATTTTCCAGATTCATCTTTAAGAACAAGATATGTTATTAATAAGAATTTAGTTAATAAAGAAGTATTTTTTTATACTCCAAATTATGCGGGAGAACCTGTTCTAAAGATAAAAGATAATAGACCCTTTATTTGGCATATTACAAATGAAAAGGGTAAAATACTGTCATATCCAGTACAAAAGGCAACAACTGATTTTGGTGGTAGAAAATGGACAGCGTGGTTTTCAACTTCTCTTCCATTCTCTGATGGTCCATATAAATTCTATGGATTACCTGGGCTAATTCTTAAAATAACAGATTCATCTAATAGTCATAATTATGAGTTGGTAAGTATTGAAAAAATAAAATCTGATTCCTATAAAATGTTAACTGATGCTTCATATGCAAATTCAAAACAATTTCCCTTAAGTGATTATAAAAAAATAGTAGTTGAGAATAGAAAAGACCCTATGAAAAAGATTAGAGCAGAGATCTTCCAGGGTAAAATACTTTTTGGGAGTGAACAAAAGAAAAATGAATATATAAAAACAAGTGAAAGAAATTTAAAAATTTGGAAAGAAAATAATAATAACCCTATAGAATTGGATGAGCTTTAAAGAATACAAATCCAAGAAAAGTAATAATTATATAAAGCTCTGAGAAATCGGAGCTTTTTCTTTATAACAAATATATTTAAATAGCCTTACGGGAACCCGTAAGTATGTAAAAAAAGTCATTTATACTTTTGTTTCATGAGTGAGAAACAGCTTGATTATAAAAGCAGGGTGTTTGCTTTACAAAACTTAGCAATGAGATTATATCTGCAGATCTGTATGAAAGAGTCCAGAGTTCCGGATCCTGAAATATTCAAAGCAATTATTATAAATCATATTCCCACTCTCATACAAGTTATTAAGATATTTAAGGATACATAAGCTTCCCATAGCATTAATATTGACGTATCATGTTTTGAAAGGCATCCGTTTTCCGGGTGCTTTTTTTATGTCCTTTCTATAATTTCATACTTTCTCTTCCTTGCATGAAAATTAAGAAACGTGCATTTAACAATTGCTACTTCCTGGAATGAATTAAATGATTGGCAAAAAGAAGAAATTGTCAATCTGTATATGGACACGGATCCGGAAAGATTCTCAATGGATTTCTTTAAAATGATCTTGATTCTTTTTCAGAAAAAGGAAGGCTTTTGGAGTAGTCTGAAATTACGGTGGCTTCTTCGTAATGTGCCAATCTCTACCATGGAGCCTTATGCAAAGTTTCTACTTGATCCTGCAGATCTCTATGTTTTTCCAGAAATAAATGGATTAATAAAGCCAGCTGATAGGCTAGGGGATATCACAATAAAACAGTTTTCTATTATTGATACATTGTTTTATACCTGGCACAACAGAAAGGATGATATATCATTACGACAACTGGTTGCTTCATTGTATCGGCTAAATCCTAAATTCGATCGCCAGGACCTTCCTAAGGTAGCTGATATTACCGATACTTTAACAGATAAACAACGTAGGGTAATAGCATTTACTTACTCCTGCATAAGACGATATATCCAAGATCGTTTTCCAGTTGTTTTTCCTCCGGAGAAAGAAGAAAAAGAAGACGAATTTAAGCCGGTCTTCAAAAAGAAAAGAGCCTACACACCATTTGCTAAAGTAATTAATTCCATGGCAATGGATGAGCTGAAGCCTCTTGGTTCATTCCATGAATGTAATGATACGTTAGTATATGATTTTATGGATGTGCTTACCGAACTATTAATTCATCAAAAGAACCTGGCAAATGCAGCAAAATAGTTATAAAACAGTTAAAGATTATTTCGAGAACCTTGTTGATAAATCTAACTTTTTGAATGGTTTTGCAGGGTTTTTCCAGCGTGAGCTTATAAGTAAGCTTACCGCCAACAAAGAAACTTTAAAAATAAAACCTCCATACCTGGCATTATTTAGCTACAATATTAACTTGGAAGGTGGTGAACAAAATACTCAAGCTCTCCGGAAGATTGGTTATGCAATTATTTTCAATAAAGTAGGGACTGATTTTGAGCAACAATACCAGGCTATTGAAGATGCCGAAAAAATGGCAATTAAGATTTTAGCCAGAATAAAATATGATAATAACAGGAAAGATTATTTCTTGTGGAATTCTTTAATAAAAGACAGTATTCAGATAAGTCCTGTTGAGTTAGAAACGGGAGATTTTGGTGCTGAAGTATTTTTCACACTTAAGAATCCCCAATCTTTACAGTTAGATCCTGATGATTGGAAGGACATCGATTCTGTCTGCCCGTGATCATGAATCACGAAACCCGGTCCCGTAAGGCCGGGATTTTTATTTTATGGATTCCCGTAACTGGTACTTTACAAAAGATACATATCTTTATAGAAATTTTATTCTATGAAAAAAATATACATTCTCCTGGCATCAATGTTTGTTATGTTTTGTTATGCTCAAGGAGCATCAATATCTTGGAAGAAAAGGCTAGATACCCCAGTAATTTTAAATAATGATACTATCAAAGTTAAAGATCAAATTAAAGTGCTTATAGGATCAAATATTGATGGTTCTTTCAAGTTTGTACAATTTATAAATGGTATGAACGAGCCAATAAGATCAGCTGATTCAAGAGCCTCTATGAAGAAGCAAGAAATAAAATTTTTCAAAAGTGCCGATGATGTATATTATGCGTTTACTAAATACTTCTGTATCAATTTAGAGGCTGCAATTTTATCAAAAGAAATAGAGTTGATAAAATGATAATAAAATGATTTTTTGTGAAAAAATGTTACTTGTGTATTGCATGTAACATTTTTTTTTTGTTTACATTTGCAATGCTTAACAATGATTTGGGAAAATCCCGAAACTAAACTTTTTTAAAATATTAGCCCCGAAGGAGCGTTTTGTCGAGAGGCAGAACAGATCATTCCCAAATGATTGTTAAGCAGCTCCTAACGGGGTGTTTTTGTAATTGGGAACTACAAATTTTATATAATATGCTTAACAATCAAAAATCTGCTACAAAAGGAAGAAAAAGTACTTCTGTAGCTCAATCAAATTTCAATTTCGTAAAGACCAATGAAGGCCGTATTTCTTCGGATCTTTTATCTCCAGGAATTTTTAAATGTATTTTCTCTTCAGATAAAACTGGCAGAAGCGCTTTTGCATTCGGACCAACATTCGAGGCAGCATATGAAAATATGATCAGAAAGTTTAATATTAAATACGCTTCCTAATGGTTAATAAGTTACCCGAAGGTTTTCCTTTTGAATTGGGAATGTGGCTTACCAAGTTTGCCGAGAAAATGGACTCTCAAAGCCAATCTAAAAAAATACTTTTAGAGAATAGCAAAGAGATTATTAATACTAATCAAGTATTTAAACCGAATCAAGTATTTATATCTGATTTACTGACTGATTTGCTTAATTTGCAATTTATTATAGAGGAGTTTCCTAAAGATTTTGGTTTACATCTTTATAATACAACACATGATAACTCTTATTTGCAGGATCGTAATTTGTAAGATATGAATGATTACATTGAAATAATGAAGGATCTCTTCCTTAAAGATTATTCCCCAGATGGACTTCCTGAATATAAAGAAAATATGACTACAGATTATGTTTTTAAAATGTTTCAGGGAATAATTCCTCAATATCCGATTGATGAACATGATGTTTACAATATGCTTTCTGATTTAGGTTTTAAACAAGAGCTTGTAATCCTTTATGAAGAAGTCTGTATTGTTAAAGAAAACAAAAAGAAGGGGATTAAAGCAGAGTATGATAAGATAGAGACGGGTAGAATATATAAATGGATTATATTTGCTAAATAATTGGATTAATTAGCACGCAGGTGCTTCCCGCCGTCCTTTGAGAGAGGATGGCGGTTTTTATAAAATTGTAGAAAAAAGCAATGTTTACAGATGAAAGCCAAGTAGGGCGAAGAGCCGAACAAATGCTAGAAACTTCACTAAGATCAAAAGTTTCATCTTTTGCAGATCACATTAACAGGAGTGAAGGAGATGATTCTATAAAAGATGCTACTGCTAAGGCTACAGTAAAAAAATACGGAAACAGAAGATCTGGTAACCAAAAGATGTATCTAACAAAATTATCCATCAAAATGGGCCGACATGGATTTATACAGCATTTCGGTGTAGATACGACAAGGGAAGGGGGGACAAGAACAAGAAATATTCCTAAGGTTACAACTTATAGTTTTAGATCTCACTTTTTTAGAATACAGGCTAAGCCTTTTATAAATCAATCTGTAGAAGAATCTAATGTAGTTGATTTTGTACTTCAAAATTTAACAAGACTTAGATCCGAGGAGCTTTTCGTGGAAGTGAAAAAAATTATTGAAAATTAATATTGTATAATAAGATGAAAATTTTAGGATATATAATTTTGTTTGGAGGAGCAATTTATTTGCTCTCAGTACTGATAAGTTTACTATTTCTTATTGCATGCTTTTTATTAGGCATTAGTAAGTAATTATTATAATCGTATGATGAATAGGCTCCCTTTTGGGAGCTTTTTTTATGTCCTTTCTCTGGGGATGTATCGGCTCCATCTTGCAGCAAATTATCATGCAAGATGGCAGGAGGAACTAGAATTACAACACAAGGAGTATTATATATAAACGGACAACAAGTTGAAAATACTTTCAATAATGTTTCCCGGATTACCCGGAGGTTAGAACAAGAACTCCGAAGATTACCTCCCGGAACTGAGAGATTTATTCGTACTGCAGAAGAGCTGAGAAGAGCCAGAGCCAGATTACAGGAAGTAAGGGATGAAATAAATAATGTTACTAATGCTACACAGAGAGCAACAGGTTTTCTGGGGTTCTTACAAAATGGTCTTCTAAAAGTAGGTGATACATTTAAAGAAGTTTTCACTGCTAATCTTGCTGAGAGGTTTTTTGATGCGATAATCAGTAAAGGTAAAGAAACTGTTGATCAGCTGTTGAAAATAGCTGACGCAATGACGGATGTACAAAAGACATCCGGAATGTCTCTTGACCAGGTAAAACAATTGTGGGATGACTTTGACAAAATGGATACCAGGACATCTAAGTTATCCAGGCTTAAAATTGCTGAAATTGGTGGAAGATTAGGTGTTCCTATTGCTGAAATGAAAGGTTTTGTTCAGGAAATTGACAAAGCTTATGTTGCTTTAGGTGATAGTTTCGAAGGAGGCCTGGAAGGAGTTGTTGAGCAGCTTGGAAAAGTAAAAAACCTTTTTGAGAATACTAAAGGGATGACCTATGCTGAAGCAATCAACCGGGTTGGATCTGCCCTGAATGTTTTAGCAGCTCAAGGTGTAGCCAGTGAGGGAAACATAGCACAATTTGCAATGCGTGTTGGTACATTGCCAGATGCTGTTAAGCCGGCAATTGATAAAGTGCTTGGACTAGGTGCTGCATTCGAAGAATCTGGGATCGATGCTCAGATAGCTTCATCCGGTTTTTCCAACTTCATGAAAGTGGCCGGTGAAAATATAAAAGCTTTCGCTTATTCAATGCATATGAGCGAAAAAGACGCTAAAAACCTTCTTAATACTAAGCCGGAAGAGTTTTTCCTTCGATTTGCTCAGGGTATGAAAGGTCTGAAGGCTGATGAAACTGCAAAAGTATTAGAGAGCTTAGGTTTAAATTCTTTAGAAGTACAAAAAGCCATTGGTGCTGCAGCTAATAACACTGATAAATTCAGAGAATCAATGAAGACTGCAGCAACTGAGATGAATAAAATGACATCTCTGCAGGACGAATTCAATCAAAAAAATAATAATGCTCCGGCTATTATAGAGAAGCTTAAAAATGCCTGGAATGACATCTTTACATCTACAAATGTCATTAATAAGTTTGAATGGCTTATTCAGCTTATTGGATATCTAACCGGAGTAACAAGTACGGCCAGTGACGGTGTTCTTGCATTTAAGGAGCGTCTTATTTTTTTATGGAACATTATTAAAGTCGTCACAGCTGCTTTATTAGCATATAACACGGTTGTTTTAATTACAGCTATATCTCAGGGAAATTTGACTAAAATAACCTGGCTAAGTATAGTAGCAGACAAGGCCAAGGCAGCCTCATTATTTTTACAAAGAACCGCTTTATTATTGTACGAAGTAGCCTTAGGATTAGTAACTCTTAATCTACAACGGGCAAGAATAGCCATTATAGCTTTTAATTCAGCCACAAAAATGAGTGGGGTTGGGATTATAGTTGCTCTCATTACTGCAGCAGTTGTAGCATTCCATGCATTTAACAAAGAATTGGATGAAACAACAAAAAAACAAAGGTTACTAAATGAAGTAAATAAGGATGCTAATAATTCAATAATATCAAATAAAACTGAGCTTGAGGCTTTGCTAAAAGTTGCAAAAGACGAGACTGCTTCTAAAGAGGCTCGATTAGCTGCAATAAAAAAATTAAATCAGATCTCTCCGGAATATTTAGGATTCTTAAATCTGGAGAACATTAACACCCAAAAAGCTACAGATGCTGTGAAGGCTTATACTGATCAGCTTTATAAAAATGCCAAAGCCAAAGTTTTGTCTAGGAAAATGGATGAAGCTTTGGAAAAGGCGGATGATTTAAAAAGAGCACCTGTAGCCGAAGCTGCTGGAAAAGACTGGTTATGGAAAGCGACAGGAGGTATGATGAAGTTGACGTCATCGGAAGCTCAGAACCTCGATCCAGATATGTTCAAACAGATGGACAAGTGGACAAAAGAGGTAAGTAGAGATTATGCTATTACCATGATGAAAAATTATGGAAGTTTTTATGAAAAGAGAAACCAGAATGTTGATAAAGCACTGAAAGAATATTTTGATTTACAGAATGAATATGTGGATTTGATAAAAACGGATCCTTCTGTAATTAATCCCAATTTGCCTACCAATGTTACTGCTCCAGATAAGCCTAAGAAAAATAGAGAGGCAGACAAAGCTGCTAATGATTTAGAGCACTCTAAAGATGCTTACAACAAGGCAATCGAGGCTAAAACTGCTGCAGATAAGGTAATGCTTGAGTTGCAGCGTTCCTATGAAGACGAGAAAAATAAGATTATCGGCGCATCATTTACGAATGAGCTAAATCTTGCTAAAATGGAATATGATCGCCAGAAAGAAGATTTGAAAACTAAATCAACCGAAATTCAGAATGATGTAAATAAAACATTAACCGAAATTGATAAACTCACAAGAGATAGGAATGAAACAAAATCTCCTGCAGCAAAAAAAGGATTTGATTTGGCTATCTCAGAACTATCTGAAGTTAACAAAAAAAGACAAAATCTAATTTCCAAGAATAAGGAAATTGAATTACAGCTCGAAAAAACCTACCAATATAATGTTGAAAAAATCCGAATAGATTGGGAGTCTAAAGCTTTTGAAAGATATGTACAGTCTGAGCAACGCAAATTAGATAAATCCAGACAACTGGATGAAGAAGATATCATTCGAATAACTTCTTTGAATGAAGCTAAACTAAAGTTAAAAAATAATGAATATTTACAGCTTACTGAATTAGAATTAAGTAATATTCAAAGCCTTGAAGATGCTAAAATGGCACTTCGAGAAGCTGCAGATAGAAAATTATTAAAATCTCAGATGGAAGCTTTACAGCTCCAAAAAGCAATGATGTTAGAAGACATTAAGAAGCTTTCTGGACCAGCTGCAGATAAATTAAAAGCTGATCTGGCAGAATTAGAGTTAAAAATAACTCAGATTAAATCTGCTTTTAATGGTGGAAAGGATCAAGATAGTAAAAAGGCAATTGATGAAAGCAGACAGGCTATGGATCAAGTTGACATACTTGGGTTTTCTGCTACTCAATGGGCCGATATGTTTAATAATCTTGAGAAAACGCAAGGTAAGATTAAAGCCATTCAAATGGCTACTCAAGCTTTATCTAATGCCTTTAGTATGTTTTCTCAACTTCAACAGAACCTTAACGAAAGAGAACTACGATCATTTACTAGAGGTCAGGATTCTAAGAAAAAAGCCTTATTAAAACAGCTTAATGATGGTTTTATAAATAACGAAGAATATCAAAAAGGGTTACAATTATTAGATGCTGAAACGGATAGGAAAAAAAGTGAACTAGCTGTAAAGCAGGCTAAAGCACAGAAAATGCAATCACTTGCACAAATAGCAATGAATACTGCGACTTCAATTATGAGTATATGGGCGCAGGTTCCAAAATTTGATTTTGGTGTTTCGGCAGGATTACTTACAGCTTTTGTTGCGGGACTAGGTGCTGCTCAGGCTGCAGTTGTCTTATCAACTCCTTTACCTGAATCTTATGCTGCCGGAGGACCTACTTCTTCATTAGGATATCGTGATGAAACCGGCCATGAAGTTGCCGGTGTAGTTCATGCCAAAGAATATGTTATTCCGGAATGGCTTCGAAAGGATCCTGTAGTTGCTAAGATGGAAGATTATATAGAAGCTAAGAGGACCGGAAAAACAAAACCATTTGCAGCTGGCGGACCAACAGAGCAGCCTGGTCCTGTAGAAGGTAATGATCCAATATCAAATATGGATCCGCAATTATTGTTTGTATTGTCAGAAGTTAAAGAACTTCTTCAGTATTTAAAAGATAATGGTGTAGATGCTTACCTGGTTGCTGATGAAGCTAACGGTAAGCTAATGCAGCAGGCTATTAAGAAATTTGATAAACTAAAAAATAATGCAAAAGCATAATGTTCCAGGAACTTGAAATTTTTGATGAAGATCTTCTAAACAAATATTGTGATAAGATCTATACAGCTTTATATAACAATTTTGGTACATCCTCCGGGATAATTCTCGGAGGCTCCGTGGCCCGTGTTTTAGATGGTTTGACAGATTATGAGCCAAAAGACATTGATTTTATTATTCGTGATTATTATGCTTATCGTTTTCTCCAGGCTAATGTCCGGATCCTGTTTCCGGACTTCAATATTGTAGAAGATGATATGCGGATAATAATTTTTACAGGTATTGTTGCTATCGAATTATGGAAGGGAGGTGTGGTATATGCCAAAAATGAAAAAGTATATAAAAACAAACTAAAATATATCGTGTAATATGAGAATGAAAACAGTTGAGCAGTGCTCGTCTATAAGTTTGCAGTGGCAGTGTTCTTATACACAGGAGCCTATAAATGACTGGATTATAGCCCCCCAGAATCCTCAATTTAATTGGAGTAAAGGTGGAAGTTACCCCAGGGGATTTGATCGCCAAATTCAGGTTCCGGAGTTACAATATGTATATCCGCAATATGATTCATTTAGATTTAGAGTATACATAAATGATTCTGCTCCAAGTCAATGGTTAACACTACAAAATGATAAATTAGTTGGTGGAAATCTTCTTTTAGAACCAGGACAAAGTACAATTTTCAAATATGGCTTTCAAAGTTTAGATTTACTACCTGCAGGAGAATATGTCAATTCAATAAATATAGTCGCTTTTGGTGTAAAAAATGGTGTTGAGACAGAACTTACTGCTGAAAATATATATAGTTCTGGTGCAATAAAAATATCTGTGTCCGGGACTGGAGGTGGTGGAGTAGATCCTAATCCTGGAACTGGTATTCGTCCTGAGAAAACGATTTATAGAATGACCTATAATAAACAGACCGCTATACTCTCTGGAGATATTAATTTTAAAGTTCTTGGAAACGAAAGCAATAAAACAATCTATGTGGAAGATGTTAATTGGCCTATTCGGGAAGATATTAGTGGATTAGTACCATTGGCTATAGATCCGAGAGAAATTAGTTCTAATAATAATATAGGTGTATTTAAACCTTATGATATGAATGGGATTAGTTTAGGACCTTCTACTGGTGATGGTATCTGGAATCTATCATTCAGAATATTAGATGAGAATAGGGCAGTAATTACTAGTTTTCCTGTTGAACTAACAAAAACAGACGGAACTACTTTTGAAGTTTCTCCAGGAATAATTATTAAATCAGTAGATAAGTCTGAAAATAGTACAACTGAAATTAAGGCAACGTTATCAAATCCTAACAATTTAAACATATCTGTATCACAGGTTCCAGAATTTATACAGTCTGTGAATATTGTTGGCCAGGATATTAAAATATTAATTAAGCCGGGAACAAACTTAACTCTTGGGAATCATGAAGGAGATATCATATTTTCTGCAGGAAATGTATCCCGGAAAATTAGTGTTAAAGTAACTGTTGTTAATTTTATTCAATCGGATTTCTTTGGTAATCTGTATTACTTTGCTTTAGATAAGAGAAAAATAAAAGTTACCAGGTCCAGTATTCTAGCTACAAAAGTATATATGAAGCTTGATATGTTTTTCTCCGGATACGGAGAACAGTACCAGGATAGTCAGGAATTCCAGTTAAGTTTTTTTCAAGGGATTGTTGAGTTTGATCCAGGAAAAGAAGTACATGACTTTTTTATCCGGAATAGAGCTTTATTTCCAAGTAATGATTTTATTTCTTTTGCGCTGGCACAGGTAAATATTACTCTTACTGAGCGAAATGATTCTAACGATATTTTAAATACTTACAATCTGCCAAAGTTATATTTTGCACCAGGTAAAAAGCCAAAATGCTTTCCTTTGTTTACAGATCATCCTGTTCGCAGGACTTTTCCAGATAGTAAAATATCATTGTCTACCGATATATTTAGTAATAAGACAGAAATTTCTCAACTTGTAGATCAGTATACAGAGGAAAAGCCAGCTGGAGGATTTTCTGCTGCAGTGAAAACATATAATTTCGTCAGGAATAAATTTAAGCCGGAGCTTCATAAAAATATTATAGCAAATAATAAGGTACAGCTGATCCCAATACCAGCACCTCAAAATACTGTACATGTTTTTTGGGAAAATCAAAATCTTGTTATGGATTGGTTTTCTGCTTCTGAGTATAATACAAGAACTTCTGAATTTGAAAATGTGATATCCACTAATTATAAAGACGGTCGCAATGAAAAGTATGACTCTATAAAGACAAAAACTTTACAGCTGCAGACGGGTTGGTTTCTAGAAGAAGAAAGAGAATTGGTTGATGATCTTATGGCATCCAGATTTTGTATTATAGAGGTAAATGGGAAAATCTACAAGGCTTTACCAAATGGGAAAAAGAACCCTAAACCTTCAGATGATACAATACACGCTGTAATTCTGGAGTTTGAGCTAATAGAATAATTTTAAACCGCAAAATTGCGGTTTTTTTTTGTCCTTTAATGTTGGCCAATATCAGGATTTATTTGCTTAAAAAACAGAATGTCTGATAAAATAATTGGCGAAAATTTTGTGATTGATCTTAGTAATGTTAAAGTTTCAATAACAGAAGAAAATCCTCGCTTTAAAGACACTTTTTGGTCTCTTTATACTTTACCATTCGAAATTAATATGAGTCGAGATATCAGGGCGACAATGGGTAATTATACTTCTTATAATGCCATCGGTCTTAAGCGATTTCATGATGTTGTACATATTTGTGAAGGCAGGATTCGGAAAGCAAAACTGGAGATTTTAGAAGTACCAGGAAAGGTATGTAAAGTACAGCTGCAATCCGGATTTGAAGAGTTGCCAAATTTTGATAAAAAATTATCAGATCTGCCATTTGAAAGAATTGTAGTAGCAGATATATATGCCCATGCAAATGAAATAGTTAATAAAAAATATCCGGAAGTAAATTATAATTTCCCTAAACTAATAACGGATGAATATGACCTTAATTCTCAGCAATGGAAGTATTTCGATGGACTAATAAATAATAGGACGACTCCCAGAACCGGAGGAGTTAAAGTATTTCCCAGGAATGAAGTTATAGATGGGTTGGATGTTGCAAACCGTAATATTGTACATCCATTACCATATTTACTCCATGTTTTAAAAGTCGGGTTCCAAGATGCCGGTTTTATTCTTCAGGGAGATATTCTGTCTGATATCACTTTACTGCAGCGCACGATTTATTCCGGGACAAAATACTATACAACCGGAGATCAGAAGGAAGTGAAGCTTATTATTACTGATGAAGATTATACAGGATCTTACCCAGTGGCAAACTACTCAAAACAAATCCCAATTTCTGCACCCGGAAAATATAGATTTAAGGGTCGATTTTTGAAAGCTGCAGCTGAAACAGTTAAAATCTATAAGAACAATACTTTGATTAAGGATGTACAAGGTGATGGAGTAGTAGAATTTAATGACCTGGAGATAAGTATATCAATTCAAGAAGCTATAAATAAAACTATTATCCGGATTGATTTTGCCGGTGAATATCATAATAATGAATATGATAATGAGGGTAAAAATATTGGTGTAGCCCAAATCCAAATAAATCCAATAAGACAGCATTCTGATAACGGAGATCCAATACCATTTGTATTCAATGAAAATGCTGTTGATATTACGAAGGCTCTCCCTGATTGGACATTCGGTGAACTCGTTACTGCTATAAAGAATCTTAGGAACTATGATCTTATTTTTGATGGAGCTGTAGTATACATGAATAGGATCAATATTCAACCAAATGAAGATATTATTGATTTTAGACCATTCGAAATTGAGAAACCAACCCGTAAGTTTACAGATAAACAATCTTTTCTGCTTAAATTCCCTGAGATTGATGGAGAAGTTTCGGAAGATATTTTTTTTGATGAAAATGGATACCAAATTGGGAAAAAAGGAAATGAAACTACTACAGAGCTTACGATTAATGTATATCCAGTAAAAATACAAACCTACAGAGCTATTGCTACAGCTAAGCCTGTTCCGGATGGAAATATGCTGCAGCTGGTATACTATGATGGTTTAAATAATACCGGTGATAATCATGCAAAGAACCCGACCGGCTTAACAGGTAAAGAAATTGCTGAAGATTTAAAAGAATGGTACATTAACCGGGTTACAAATAATGGTTTTACCTGGTCATTTATGGTTGAAAAAAATAAGATCCGGAATGTAAATATAAGGTCCGAAATTTACTGTTATGGCCGGCGTTTATGGATTAAACAGTTGGTTAAAAACAGTGTTTCACCAAATGTTTATCAACTGGAAATTACAACTGAAGGAATGGATTAATAGGATGTCTCCGGCATTAATGTCGGAGACATCTATATTTTTATTCTAAAATATCCACTGAATCTGCAGCATCAAACCTGGTTATGTGTACATATTTCATTGTTGTTTCGATCTTGCGATGTCCCATTAGTTCCATAAGTTTTCTGACAGATCCATTCTTAAGAATATAAGTTGTGCCAAAAGTATGACGTCCTACATTAAAGGATACGTTCTTTTTTATACCACACGCTGTTGCGATTTCTTTAAGCTGATCATTAATATTTGTTTCTGCTTTCTTTTCATTGAATAAAGCTGGATAATGATCTATTATTTTTCTGCAGATTGGATTTATTTTTATATACACTCTTATATTATACCTCTGTGTTTTTTTTGGTATGATATCCAAATAATCTTCAGTAACATGTTCCCTGGTGAGTGCCATTACATCAGATACCCTTAGTCCTGTATAGCAAGAGAAAAGGAAGTATCCTAATGTTAATTTAAAATGATCGGGTATGAATCCTGAAAAATAATATTCTTTGAGTTTATTGAGTTCTTCCTGATGAAGATAAATAATCCGGCCACCGGTTCCTCCAACTGAAATTTTATCTGCATCAAAAGATAATAGAATACCGTAGTCTTCAGCTATATAAAGATATTTTTTCAGTACCCCAATATTTGAGTTGATGGTACTATCAACATTTTTACGTTCATCTTTTAGCCATTTTCGATACCTTTCAAAAAAACGTAGATCAATATCTCCAAAAGTAAGATTAGGCTGGTATTCTTCAAGCTTTTCAAATATGCCTACATGTTTTCTGATTGTAGATGGTGACAGCCTTGACTCCTCTTTTATTATGTATTTGAAAAATGAATGAAAGTGCAACAGGTAATTTGCATTTGAGATTAGATTTGCAACCTTTAGTACTGTTAATGGCTCATTCTTTAATCTAAAATCTATTTTTATTTGAGTGATTCTTGACTTAATTTGAGCTAAAAGTAGATTGAGATCAGATTCTTTTTCATGATTCACTACTTTACGTTTCTCAGTATCCCAGCTTTCCTTAGGAACTCTAATTTCTATAGGCAATCTTTTACGATCACCATTTTGACTAATATTAATGTAGATAGGGCATGTCCCTTCTTTATCAGGTTCATTTTTTAAATAAAATGTATGTCGCATTGGTTTGTAAAGTTTTTTTACTTCCAATGACTTATAAAGATCTAATTCCGATGGCATCATAATTTTTCATTTTATGAACAATCGAAGTAGCTGGGGCACGAGCTTGTATTTCCGTGACAGATGTCGTGACATAAATCCACAAAAAAAAGGATTAATTAAGACATACAAACTCCTGCTTTTTTCAGCAAAAATAAAAAAGTCGCTAATTAATCCTTTTTTAATAGATAGTTTCTCACACTGCCTATTAATACGAGAAAAAATATTTTTAAAAATTTTTCCGGACTAA